ATCTCCCTCTACAACCACACGGCCAAGCTGTTCGCCGAGGGCTCCAACGCAGCAGCGGACACCTACAAAGTGAAGCTCTATACCGCCGCGACCTTCAACGCGACGCATACGACGCTCGCGGGCGTCGGTGGCACCGAGGCCACGACTGGCACCGGATACACGGCTGGCGGTCCCTCGCTCGCGAACGTCGCAGTCACGACGGTGACGACGAACGACGCGCGCTTTGACGCCGACGACGTCACGCTGACGGCGAGCGGCGGCTCGATCACGGCGAGCTACGGCGTGATCTACAACGACACCGACGCGAACGATCCGCCGCTGGCCTTCATCGATTTCGACGGGTCGCAGTCGGCGGGCGCTGGCACCGACTTCAAGATCATCTGGGACGCGAACGGCATCTTCTCGTTCACGGTGGCCTGATAATGGCCGATAACGTCGCCATCACCCCAGGCTCAGGCGCGATAGCCGCCGCCGACGACATCGGCGGCGTGCTCTACCAGCGCATCAAGGTCGCGCACGGCGCGGACGGCAGCGCGACGGATACGAGCGAGGCTGCGCCGCTGCCCGTCGCTGCCTACGGCGAGCTGGTCGAGGCCATCGAGGCGATGCGGACAGCGATCAATACGCTGACCCGCACCATCGGCCTTGTGACGGTCGATCCGGCGACGGGGCGTCTGCGCGCCGAGGTCGTCCAAGCGACCGCCGCGAGCTTGTTGGCGACAGTCAGCCTCGCGGCCAGTCAAACGCTGACCACGCTGACGAACCAAACGCAAATGGGTGGCTTCGCCGCGCAGGATCAGATCCCCGCGCTGATGCGGCTTTCCGCCGACAATCTCCGACGCAACATCTCGGTGTCCTAATGACCACCACAAACGGCAACCGGAAGATCCTCGACCTCAAGCGCTGGGAGATGGTGACCGCCGCGCCCCAGGCGACGGCAGCGGCGCATTTCATCGTTTCCAGCCGCCACTACCGGCAACAGCAGATGCTGATCTCGAGCAATACCGGCGCGCAGATGTACAATCCGAACGAGGATGGATGGGTGCTGCTTCCGTCACCGGCTCTTGCCGGAACATTCGGCGCTGGCGCGTGCGGTGTCGCCGGGTCGTTCTCGACGGGCGCGACTGCGGGTGCGTCATTCCTAACGGCGACGGCGGGCAGCACGACGACCATCACGACAAACCAGACGCTGGCGCGAGATCTGCGCGGCTACAGCGTGTTCTTCGTCGGCGGCACGAACGCGGGCAAGTTGAAGACGATTGCGTCGAATACAATCGGCGCAAACGCTGTCATCACGTTCACGGATGCCGAGGCGACCGCTTTCGACAACACCTCGCAGTATCGATTGAAGACTCCGGTTTTCTTCGTTTTGGGCGCGGGCACACTCGCGAGCGGCTCTTTCAAGCGATACGACTTCGCGACCAACACCTGGGTGACGCTGGTCAACACCGGCCTCCCGGCGTCATGGGGCACGGACGGTCGGCTCATCTCGACGCCCGCGTGGATCGATGCGGGTTTCAAGTCGTTCGCCACCGGCACGGCGACGGCGGGCGCATCCACGACGCTGACCAACAGCGCAAAATCGTGGACGACGAACCAATGGACGAACTACCAGATCCGCATCAGCGCTGGAACAGGGGCGGGGCAGATCCGCACGGTGGCAAGCAACACCGGAACGGTCATCACCGTTTCAAGTGCCTGGACAACGACGCCGGATGCGACCTCGCAGTACAGCCTTGAGGGCAACGACGATTTCATCTACGCGCTCGGCAACAACGCTGTGACGATGTACCGCTACAGCATCAGCGGAAACTCTTGGTCTACGCTCTCTCCCGGCGTGGCGCGTGCTGCTGCACCCGGTCTTGCAGCGTCCGGAAGCTGGATACACAGTGTGTCGGCATCGGACTGGAACAACGAGAGCGCGATCCTCAACGGGCGCTACATCTACTCGTTCCGCGCTGGTGGCGGCGCGCTTCTGGACCGCTACGACATCGCCGCGAATAGCTGGGCGGCGCTGACGTATTCGCCAGCCGTCGAGACGTTCACGACGGGCACGAAGTGGATCTACTCGAAAGACGCGATCTACGCTCAGAAAGACGCGACTGGCCGCTGGTTCCGTTATGACATCGCTCAAGCCTCGATGGACGGCTGGACGACGATGCTCTACCCGAACGGCGCAGCGGTGCTTGGGGATACAGCATTCGACGTGACCTACAAGGACGGCGCGACCGAGATCGATTACATGCACATGATCCTGAACACGTCGGCAATCCACATGCGCCAGATGGTGATCTGATCATGACGATTTCCGATCTGATCTCCCTCGCGCTCGCGCGCCTCGCCAACCTCACGGCGCAACGGACCTCGGCAGCATCGCTCGGCGACGCGGTCCGCATCGCCCAGCTCGACACCGAGATCACAGAGACCGAGGCCACGCTGGCGGCGCTGCGGGGGATCTGACGCACATGTTGAAGCTCGCGAACCGCGCGAAGATGTCCACGGCCACCACCGGCACGGGCACGCTCACGCTCGGCTCGGCTGTGGCTGGCTATCAGTCGTTTGCGGATGCTGGCGTCGCGAACGGTGACGTGGTCCGCTACGTCATCGAGGACGGCACCGCGTGGGAGATCGGCCAGGGCACCTACACCGCCAGCGGCACGACCCTCTCGCGCACGGTGCTGGAAAGCTCCAACAGCGACACCGCCATCAGCCTGTCCGGCTCGGCCACGGTGCTCATCACCGCTGCCGCAGAGGATGTCGCGCAGGTGAAGATCGACACCTACACGACGGCGGGCAGCACGACCTGGACGAAGCCTAGCTGGGCGAAGATGGTGAAGGTAATTGCGATTGGTGGCGGTGCCGGAGGCGGTAGCGGAGGCAGATACGCCACATCATCAGCACGCTGCGGCGGCGGAGCCGGAGGTGGCGGCGGAACCGTTTCGTTTATTTGTCCGGCTTCTTTCTTAGGATCAACAGAAACGGTGATTGTTGGTTCCGGCGGGCAGGGCGGCGCGTCTCAAGGAACAGACACATCACCAGGAAATGATGGCTTAGATGGCGGAAAATCGTCTTTTGGCTCAATAATCTCTGCGGGTTTTGGGACTAAAGGTAGCGGAGGAGCTTCATCATCAAATTCAAATGGTGGAGGATCTGTGTCTATAACGACAATGGATTCTTTGGTTGGTGGAGGAGGTAGTTTGGGCAGGGGTGGAGTTGTGGGAACTGTGATTACAGTTGGTCCGGCAACTTCAACAGGTGGCGGCGGAGGGGCCGGTGGCGGAGCCGGGTCAACAACTGGTTACTCTGGCACGGACGCCGGATATGTTCGCGTTGCAACGGCTCCAAATACTACCGGACTTGTTTACTCTGATCTGCTCGGCGGCAGTGCAGGAACATCCGGCGGCAATGGGTCCGCCGGTTCATCATATGATTTTGCGGATCGCAAAATAGGAACAGGCGGCGGCGGCGGCTCCTACGCCACCGGCCAAGCGACCGGCGCGGGCGGCAACGGCGCGCAGCCAGGCGGCGGCGGCGGCGGCGGCGCAGCATCGGATAACGGCTATGCCAGCGGCGCGGGCGGCAACGGCGGCGACGGGTGGGTGCGGGTGATCTCATGGGCGTGAAACAGTTCTTGCTCAATCCCGATGGCAGCCTTCCCGAAGGCGCGAACATCGAGGCATTGAAGCGCGCGGGCATTCCGCTCGTTCTGCCGACGCCGCGCTGGCGTCCGGCTCCCGGCATGATGCTGGTCGAAGCAGAGCCCGAGATGCGCGACGGAGCGTTGCGGCAGACCTGGCGCGAGATCGAAATCCCGCCCGCGCCACCGGCTGACGACGCGCCGACCGAGTAAGCGATGCTCGGGTCTGCGCCGCTAGCATCGACACCGCTCGGCGCGTCTGGTGCTGGCGCGACACCAGCCACGACGATCACTGTTCCTGCCGCGACGATCACGCTCGCTGGCCTTGCGCCGACCATCCAGGCCGCGACGGGTCCGTCCATCGTCGTTCCGGCGGCGACCATCGCGCTGTCGGCAAGCGCTCCGGCCGTCTCGGTCGGCGATGCCATCACCGTTCCTGCCGCCACGATCACGCTGGTCGCGTTTTCTCCGTCGCTGGCAGCGGGTAAGTCCGTCGCCGCACCCTCGGCCACCATCGCGCTCTCTGCCGCGCCACCGACGATCCTGGCGGCTTCCGGCATCAGCGTGGATGTTCCCGCCGCCACCATCCTCCTCGGCGGCGAAGCGCCGTCGATCTCGGCTGGCAAGAGCATCAGCGTCCCGCTCGCCTCGGCTCAGGTTCTCGCTGCGCTCGCGCCGCAGCTGGCGGCGGGCAAGAGCATCGTGGTCCCTGCCGCGACGATCACGCTCACCGCCGCGTCTCCGACGCTCGCGGCGGGCAAGGCGGTCGAGGTCGCCGCTGCCGCCATCGCCATCGGCGGCATTCCGCCGCGCATCCAACTTATCGCGCCTCCCGGCACGCTACGGACGATCAGGGATGCCATCAGGACCGCCTGGGATGCCCGCTGGCCGCATGGAACCAGTTACCGGGTACTCTGGCAGGTCAACGACAACGAGAGCGTCCCAGAGCCCGGCGAGGCGCGCGCGTGGGTGCATGTGATGATCGACTTCGACGGCGAGGATGTGCGCGCCTATGCCGGCGGTCGCGAGGCGTCCGACCGCGAATGGCGCGGAACGGTCGAGATCCGCGTCATCGCTGAGACGGGCTACGGCGACGACGCCGCGCTCGACCTGCTCGATGACGCGGTCGGCGTCTACCGCTCGCGCCGCGAGGCAGGGCTGTCCTTCCTTGAGGGCTCCACCGAGATCTTCGACAGCGCGACCGAGGACGGCGCGTGGTTCGTGCGCGGCACGATGCTGCCCTGGACCTACGAGTATCGGGCATGAGCCTCCGCACCACCATTCGCACCGAAATCAAGGCCGTCTGGGACGCGCGCTGGCCGCACGGCGAAACCTACCGCGTCATCTGGCACCAGAACGACCATCCCGACACGCCGACACCGGGCGAGGTGCAGCACTGGCTGCACCTGCACGCCGAGTTCTCGCGCGAGGAGATGCGCGCATTTGGTGGCGGCTCGCTCGCCAATGAGCGGCTCTGGTTCGGCGCGGTCGCTGTGCGCGTGTTCAGCGAGGTTGGCATCGGCGAGGACGTCACCCTCGACCTCCTCGATGCCGCCGTCGTGGCGCTTCGCGCGCGGCGCGCGGGCAATCTGACCTTCGTCGGACCTATCGTCGGCATTGCCGACACAACACGCTCAAACGGCGCGTGGTATAGTCGCGGCGCGTCGATCCCGTTCCAATATCGCTTCCAGGGCTAAGGAGACCCGATCATGCCGATCAGTGAAGGCGTGCAGTCACGCATCGTCTACAAGGCTTACAGCAGCGGGTCGATCACGGCCAACAGCGAGCCGAGCACCGCGACCGATCCCGGCTCGTCCGGCGGTCAGGTTCTGCGGCGCGTGTCGTCCAGCTTGAACCTGGTGAAGGACAGCTATCAGTCCGAGGAAATCAGGACCGATCGGCAGATCGCGGATTTCCGCCACGGGCTGCGGCGCGTCGAGGGCGCAATCTCGGGCGAGCTTTCGCCGAGCACCTATTTCGAGTTGCTCGTCGCCGCGCACCGCGACGCGGCGGTGTCGGCGCTGTCGCTGTCGAATACGCAGTTCACCTCGGTGACAAGCGACAATTCAGCCTCGACGTTCACGTTCACGGCGGGCGATCCGGTGACGAGCGGTCTGCGCGTCGGCGACATCATCCGCTTCGGCACGCTGGCGACCGCGGCGAACAACGACCGCAATTTCGTGATCCGCAGCTTCGGCGGAACGTCGAACCGCACCGTCACCGTCAGCCCTGCGCCGACCACCGACGCGGTGGCCGACACCAGCTTCACCGTGACGCGCCCCGGCAAGACCACCATCGTCCCGGCCTCGGGCTTCACCGCGCGCAAGTTCGGCATCGAGGAATACCGCGAAGATCTCGACCTCTCGCGCCTCTTCACGGAATGCCGCGTCTCGGGCTACTCGCTGTCGCTCCCGGCCACCGGCCTCTCGACGGTGGAGATCCCGGTGATGGGCCGTAATGCGGTGTCGCTGTCTGCGGGCAGCGCGCCCTACTTCACCGCGCCGACCGCCGCGACCACGACCTCGGCTTGCGCCTCGGCCAACGGTCTGATCCTGTCGCCGGATGCGGGAAGTTCGCCGCTCGGCATCGTCACCGGCATCGACATTGCGCTCGATCTCGAGGCCGAAATGCAAGCGGTCATCAACCAGAACATCGCGCCCGAGATCTTCCTCGGTCGCGCGAATGTCACCGGCACGGTGTCGGCGTTCGTTGAGGACTTCGCCTTGTTCAATGCGTTTTTGAACGAGAGCGAACTCCAGCTGATCGTGCGCGTGGACAGTGGCTCGGCGGCGAACGCCGATGCCATCTGCATCTACCTCCCGCGCGTCAAGCTCGGCGGCGCGGACATGCCGCTGTCCGGCGCGAACGGCCAGACCATCTCGCTGCCGTTCCAGGCGTTGCGCTACACCGGCAGCGCGGCGGGGCGCGACACGACCACCATCCGTATCCACGACACGGCGGCCTGAGCATGTCGCGTTTTGCCGGTCTCGGCGCGTCGGTGGACAAGCCGACGCGCTGCTATCTCTCGATCCCCGTCGCCGGTCGTCCGCCGCTTCTGTCGCGCGATGGCGATCCCGCCTACATCGACTGCCTGTCGCTCGACAGCCGCGAGGCTGGCGCGCAGCGTCGCGCATCCGCCATCGCGCGCCTCGACCGTCGCGCGGCGAAACTGACTGCCGACGACATCGAGGCCGAACAGGTCGGGATGCTGGTGGCGCTCATCACCGGCTGGCGGCTCTATTCGCTGGCCGGCGATCCGCTCGACGTCGAGTGCGACGAGGCCGCGAAGCGGGAGTTGATGAGCGACCCGACGTTCGCGTGGGTGCGCCGCCAAGTCGAGGAGCACATCGGAGACCTGGGAAACTGGTTGAGCGCGACGGCGAACTGATCGCCTTCGCGCATCACCGTTTCGACCTAGACTTGCCGCGCAAAGGCGGGCGCAAGCGCGACCACCTGGAGAGTGTCGCGCGGCAGCTAGGACGCCGCCCTGCGGGCCTCGACGGGCCACCACTGCCCGCGTGGGGCGAGCACATCTGGTCGGCGTGGCTCGATCTCCACCAGGGCCGTCGCATCGGCTTCAACGGTGTTGAGCCGCTGTCCTGGGCCGATCTCGACGCATGGTCGAGGCTGACCGGCGCGAAGATGCGGCCTGACGAGGTGGCGCTTCTGATGCGGATAGATCGCGAGTTCTTCGCCGTGCGCGGCGAGATCGAGGGGAAAAAATGATCAACGCGCCGAAAGAGTCGATCCTTCGCGCTGGCCTCGACGCGAGCGAATACACGCGCGGCGCGCAGGAGATTGACCGGGCGAACGAAGCTATGGCGGCGAGCGCCGCCGAGGTCGAACGCGCGAACCTGACCGGGGCGCAGGCACTTCAGGCATTTGAGGAGGCCGAGCGTCGCTCGGCCAAGGCGAAGGGCGAACTGGCACGCTCGCAGAAGCTGATCGCCGAGGCTGTGCAGCGCGGAGCGATCACCGAGGAAGATGCGGCGACGAAGAATGCCGCCGCTCAATCTCGCTACGAGCAAGCCCTGCTCAGGACGTCCGAGCAGACGCGCCGCACATCGTCCTCTCAGGAGGAGATGACGCGGACCATCGTGTCATCCGCGACGAGCATGGATCGCCTCCAAGGATCGCTCGATAAGGGCTTCGCGTCCCAGTTGCGCTACGAGCAGATCGTGGACCGCGTCAATTCCGCGATGGAGCGCGGACGCATCTCGCAGGAGCGCGGCGCGCAGATCATCAGCCTTGCTCAGCAGCGGTACATGTCCGCCGCGACGGCGACGGCGGCGATGGGAGCGGCGACTGCGGCGGCTGCGACGTCGAGCAGACAGTTCGGCTTCGTCGCGCAACAGTCCGGCTATCAGCTGGGTGACTTCGCCGTCCAAGTCGCGAGCGGTCAGTCTGCGATGGTCGCGTTCATCCAGCAGGGCTCACAGTTCCTCGGCATCTTCGGGGCGTTCGGCGCAATCGCCGGAGCCGCACTCGCCATCGGCGGCGGCATCTACATGATGTTCGACAAGATGGCCGAGAATGCGAAGGCCGCGACCGATGAGGTCTCTGCCTTGACGGAAGAGATCAAGCGCATGAGCGAGGAGAGCGCGAGGCGCGGAAGAGGACAGACCGGCATTCGCGCGAATGTGCGGCTTGAAGGCTTGATGGCCGAGCGCAATCGCCTGTCCAGCATGATGACTACAGGCGGCGGCGCAGCGGCGTCGAGCGAGATGTCAGGAATAGTCGAGGCTCAAGCGGCGGCAAACGTCGCGGCCATTCAGTCGCAGATCGACGCCATCAATAAGCTGATCCGAGAACATGATCGGCTCGTTGAGGAACAAGAGCAAGTGGACATGAGTACCGCCAACTTGAAGCGAAGCGGCGAGGAGTTCGAGGAGCAGAAGAAGCGCGAAGCCGAGGCCATCCGTGACGCCGCTCGCGCGCAGGAAGAGGCCGAGCGTGCGCGCCAGCGCTTCCTCTCCGATGTCATGTCCCTCGAAAACACCCTCGACCCGCTGACCGCCGCGACGCGGCGCTGGGCCGACCAGCAGGCGCTGCTGGCCCAGGCGCTCGACGCGGCGATCATCAGTCAGGAACGGTACAACGAACTGGTCGCGATGTCGGACGAGGCGTTCCGCAAGGCCACCGAGAAGCAGACCGAATACCTGACCGGCATCGAGAAGCAATCGCGTCAGAACGAGAACCTCGCGCGCGATCTCGGCCTGACGTTTGAGTCGGCATTCGAGGACGCGATCCTGCGCGGCGAGAAGCTGCGCGGTGTGCTGGCCGGGATCGCGCAGGACATCGCGCGCATCATCCTGCGCCAGACGGTCACGACGCCGCTCGCCGGTCTCGTCATGGGCGGGCTTTCCAGCGCACTCGGCGGTCTGATCGGCGGCGGACCAAGCGACATTCGCGGACCGGGCGGCTCGACCAGCATTCCATTCGGCGGGCCTCGCGCTCTCGGCGGGCCGGTCGAGGCGGGCAGCGCCTATCTGGTCGGGGAGCAGGGACCGGAGTTGTTCATGCCCGGTCAGTCGGGCCGCATCATCCCGAACGGCCAGACAGGCTCCACCGTGGTCAACCAGACGATCCAGATCAGCGTCGGCGTCGCCCAGACCGTCCGCGCCGAGATCGCCGCCCTCATGCCAGCCATCAAACGGCAGACGGTCGATGCGGTGGCGGACGCCAGGATGCGCGGCGGATCGTTCGCGGCGGCGATGGGAACCTGATCATGACCATTTCCTATCCGATCTCCCTTCCGACATCCGGCGGCTACGCGCGCGTCGAGTTTCGCATGTCGAACGTCGTCGGCGTCTCAACGTCGCCGTTCACGCTCCAGCAGCAGCTGGTCCGGCACCAAGGCGCGCGGTGGGAAGCGGACGTCACCGTCGCCGAGATGGAGCGCCCCGCCGCCGAGGAATGGATCGCCGCGCTAGCCTCGCTGCGCGGGGCCTGGGGCACGTTCCGCCTGGCAGATCCCGGTGGCGCAACGCCGCGTGGCACATGGGCGGGCACGCCGCTCGTCAAGGGCGCGGGTCAGACCGGCGAGACGCTGCTGGTCGATGGCTTCTCGGCGGGCGCGACGGTCAAGGCGGGCGACTACTTCCAGATCGGTGATCGGCTCTACAAGGTGCTTGTCGATGCGACCGAGAGCAGCGGCGAGATCACGCTCGATATCTGGCCGCGTCTGCGCGAGAGCCCGGCGGATAACGCCGTCGTGACGACGAGCGCCGCCAAGGGCTTGTTCCGCCTCGAGTCGAACACGCAGGGCTGGGCGCTCCAGGGCGCGGGGCTGCGCTACACGCTCGCCTTCGGCGCGGTCGAGGCGATCTGATGGCGCGCGACCTAACCGCCAGCGTCATCACGCAGCTACAGGCCGCGTCTGTCGAGGTCGGCATCCTGTTCGAGGGCGAGTTTGCCTCGGGCTGGGTGCGCTTGTGGTCCGGCATCGGCAACCTGTCCTGGGACAGCAAGACATGGTCCGGTGTCGGCACGCTCCTCGGCATCTCGGCCATCGATGAGACGAACGAGATCCGTGCCTCGGGCCTGACGGTGACGCTGTCCGGCGTACCATCCGACCTGCTCGCCGCCGCGCTTGGTGACGCGCGCTCGGGCAAGACCGGCCGCGTCTATCTCGCGTTCTTCTCCGGCGGCTCGGTGGTCGCAGACCCGGTGCTACAGTTCGAGGGCCGCCTTGACGTTCCGGCCATCGAGGACGGCGAAGACACCGCCACCATCGCCATCAGCTACGAGAGCGAACTGATCGACCTGGAGCGCGCCCGCGAACGCCGCTACACGCCCGAGGATCAGGCAATCGATTACCCCGGCGACCTCGGTTTCGCGTATGTTGCGAGCCTACAGGACGCGCAAATCACATGGGGCCGCTGATGATCGCACGCCGCGAAGATTGGCCGTCGAGGCTCGCCGCCGCGCTGGAAGATGCGCGCGACAAGCCGTTCCAGTGGGGTGTTCACGACTGCGGTCTCTTTGCGGGCGACTGCGTCCGCGCGATGACCGACACCGACCCGGTGGCGCTCTATCGCGGCCAATACACCGACGAGGAAGGCGCGCGCGCCGCGATGCTCGCGCTGTCCGGCGGCGGGCTGCGTGCGGTGTGGAGCAAGGCTCTCGGTCCGGCGATGAACAACGTCCTCATGGCGAAGCGCGGCGACGTCGTGCTGGTCACGACCGACTATGGCGAGACCGAGGCCACCGGGATCGTCGCAGGATCGCGCGTGGCGTGCCTTAGCCAGTCGGGGCTACTGATGATGCCTTCGCGCTGTATCGTCGCTGCCTGGGGCGTCTGATGCCGTTTGTTGGGGCCGCCGTCGCCGCTGCACTTGGCCTGACAGGAACGGTCGCGACGGTTGTTGCGTTTGCCGTCAACATCGTCGCCTCAATCACCATTTCCGCTCTGGCCGGATCGATCTTCCGACCGAAGCTTCCGAAACTCTCCGATCCCTTCGCCGGCGCTCAACGCACGCAGACCGTGCGGGAGCCGATCACGCCGTGGCGCGTGGTCTATGGTCAGGTGCGGACCGGCGGTTCGATCACGTTCCTGCATACGACCGACAGCAACGCGAAGCTTCACCTCGTCATCACGCTCGCCGGTCATGAGTGCGAGGAGATCGGCGACATCTATTTCGATGACGAAATCGTCCCGCTTGACGGCGCGGGCGAAGCGACCGGCAAGTATGCCGGCTACGTGCGCGTCCAGAAGAAGCTCGGCACCGATGGGCAAACAGCCTTCGCGGACCTGATAACCGAGGCAAGCGACAAATGGACCGCTGACCACCGGCAGCGTGGCCGCGCGTGCATCTACGTCCGGCTGACCCACAATTCCGACCTGTTCGCATCCGGCATCCCGAACATTACCGCCGTCGTGAAGGGCAAGAAGGTCTACGACCCGCGCACATCCACGACCGC